GTTTTTCTGTCCTGTTTTTGCCCAAAGCACGAGTTTTTGCAGTCTTTCCGTTGTGATAATCGAAGTTTGGCAGCTTCAAATCGTGCCCAACTTGCTCAAGCCATCCAACCAATGCAACTTGCTCTGCAAATCCTGTAACGCCAGTGAGACGATCAAGAAACGAAAAAGTAACGCTCTGAGCGTTACCGTCTGTTGTGTGGGTATCAAACCAAGACCAAATCCTGACCAGCTTCCCAACAACCGCATCTGGGTCTAGATTCAACCTAGTGGCAATTGCCAAGACCTCTGGCTTGTCTGGCGTGTCTTTTTGAAGTTTTATCCAATCTCCTGCCATATAAACACTCCAATAAAAAACCCCTGAAGGCCCGTGGTACCAGCACGAACTTTCAGGGGTCAGCCTGTGACGGCTTAGGTGTCTCAGCGTCTGGTACACACTACGCCTAAACCGTCTGGACCAGACTATAGCATGGCCTTCAGCGGTTTGTAAAGCCACTTGCCCTTGCTTTGGAGAAGGTCGGGATGGTGGATGCAACGGCTGTGTTGTTCATCCTGCTTTTGACGTATGCCTGTATTGAGGCAAGTTCAGCCTTGGTATACATGCCCTGTGCAGACGCTTTCCAGTCGAATGCGTTTCCTACACTTTTGACAATGTTTGTGCCGGGCCAATACTGTTGTTTTTTTGTCGTATGCTTGCGTGTCATAGAAATGTTGGTCTAGAATTGTCCTTGGCAACATCGCCAAGACACAACACGATACCATGAAAAAGACACTTCCTCTAGTCCCTGTTGGACATCCCAACTACAAATGGACATCTGGCGCTGACGTTCAAGAAACGTGGAATCGCTACACAGGATGGACGCCCCCGTCAGGCCGGTGGATCAAACCTGTTCCTGTTGAGCCGCGCACTCCAAACTTTGTGAGGATTCGGTGATGGGCTGGGTCATCGGCTTCCTGTGCTTTTTTGCATGGCTCACACACATTTTTACTTGCTTTGCCCAAGGGCTTTGGATTTTGCTGCTGGCTGGCGCAATCCTGTTCCCGATTGGCATCCTGCATGGCTTCTATCTTTGGTTTGTATGAACGACAAGACACATTTTCGCAAGGCGTTTGACAGCCCTTACCTGTCCAGCGCAGACATCGTTGAACCAACGACCCTGACAATCAAGCACGTTCGTCTTGAGGCCGACAAGACCAAAAAGACACGCGACTTGTTCAACACGGCGTACTTTGCCGAGCAGGAAATCCGCCCAGGCGAAAAGCTTAAGCCGATGATTTTGAACAGCACCAACAGCAAGGTCATGAAACAGCTTGCAGGCTCTCCATTCATTGAAGACTGGTCTGGGGTAGCCATCACGGTTTATGTCGATCCTGCGGTCCGTTTTGGCAAGGAAACGGTAGAGGGTCTGCGTATCAGTCCTGTGCCACCACAAAAGCGCCTGCAACCGACTAAGCAAAAGATTACGGATGAGCGCCTGACAAACGCTATTGCCAAGATCAAAGCCGGTGAGTACACCAAAGAACGGCTGCTGGAGCAGTTTGTCCTTACAGAAGAGCAAGACAAGATGCTGGAGGCTGGTCTGCAATGAGAAACTACTATCACCTCCCATCGCAGATTGGCTCGTTTGCGGTCTTGAAATACATCCACGCAAGGTCAATCGCTCTTGAATCAAAGAAAACACTCTTAGACCGCGAGGGTGCAATCGCTATCCTTCGTCAAGAACACAAAGGAATCGGTTTGATTTACGAGAAAAAGACAGACCGATCTGGGTTTACTCTGCCAACAAAGTATGAACAATATTGGCTCATCAAGCCCAAGAAAAACACACTCATCGGAAAGCGTGTTCAATCCGATATGAATAGAGTTTGTGAAAACCTAGAAAAGTGGCAATGGGCACTTGAGGATGCGCTTGGGCTTTATGAATCAGTCTATGCCAATCGTCAGTTTGAGTTAACCGTTTGCTTCCCAATGCCAGATGGTAGCGTACTGGTCAGCCAACCCAAAGAGGCAACGAAAACGCTCTCTAATGATTATCAAATCACCGAGGCGCAATTCAATGGACTCAAGGAGTTGGCAGATGATTAAATTTAGAGCATCAGCATTAGCCGACATCATGGCCGATGGCAAAGGTGAAGACGGTCTTTCCGTCGGAGCCAAGACGGCCATCACCAACATGGCAAAAGAGTTCATTTACGGCTATGACACTGTTGTCACCAGCAAGTACATGGACAAAGGTTTGCAGGTTGAAGATAAGTCGATTGCTCTGCTTAACTCTGTGCTGTTCACCAACTATGTGAAGAACACCGAGCGCAGGTCAAACGACTGGATTACCGGCGAATGCGACATTGTTGGCAAAGACAGGATTCACGACATCAAATCATCGTGGTCTTTGTCAACATTCCCTGTGTTGGCCTCTCAAGGTGAAGACAAAACCTATGAGTGGCAAGGCAGGGCGTACATGATGCTATGGGACATGGACATCTTTGAAATCGACTATTGTCTTGTCAATACGCCGGATTCATTGATTGGCTATGAACCTTACAACATCCACATCGTTGAACACATTGCTCCAGAACTTCGTGTAACGCGAGTGGTTTATGAAAGAGACAAGAAACTGGAAGACAAGATCAAACTCAAAGTTGATGCGGCACGAAAGTATTACGAGCAAGTCATCAAGGAAATATCACATCAACACACGTTCTGAAAGAAACAAATGCTCAACAAAGCACAAATTATTGGCCGAGTAGGCCGCGATCCTGAAGTACGCTATCTAACCAATGGTGATGCTGTTGTTAATGTCTCCGTGGCAACATCAGAACGCTGGAAAGACAAACAGACTGGCGAAATCAAGGAAACGACTGAATGGCATCGCGTGAATTTTTTTGGCCGTCTTGCAGAAATTGCTGGCGAATACGTCCAAAAAGGAACGCTACTATATGTTGAAGGCAAAATCAAAACGCGCAAATGGACAGACAAAGATGGCGTCGAAAAATACTCCACTGAAATTATTGGAGAAGCCATGAAATTGTTATCAAGCCGTGGAGATGGACAACCAAAGCAACAAGAACAACAGGCGCAACAGCCTAAACAAAATCAAAGTAGTGGCTTTGATGACATGGATGATGACATCCCGTTTTAACCCAAGAAAGGAAACCACATGAAAACACGCATCTACGTTACCGGCCACGGCCAACAAATCCGCATGGTTGAGGCTGTAAACCGACTCCAGGCTCTTGATTATGTTGCTCAAGGCATCATCAATGTGTCGGCAGTCAAGAAAGCCGAGTTGCCCGAACTGATCGCCAAAGGCATCAAGATCGAAAACGCCACCGGAATTAAAACTGAGGAAATCAAATGAGTTGGTCGTATTACGAGAATGAAGTGGAGGTCTGGGGTCATGCACGAGGCATCATTCAGAACGCTAAACCTATGGGTCAAGCAATCAAGACCTCTGAGGAAGTCAATGAATTGCTGGATGCGATCAATAGGGATGACAAGAAAGCAATCAAAGATGCCGTTGGAGACATATTTGTCACGCTGTTGATGCAGTGCGCGATTCAGGGCTTTACAGCAACTGAAGCACTTGAGGAAGCGTACAACCAAATCAAAGACCGTAAAGGCTATTTACGGGCTGACGGCGTGTTTGTAAAAGATGCTTGACCCTAATGTCGAGGCAGTCCGACAGAAGCTCAAACAACGGGCTGAAGTCGGGCTTGCCAAGTACAAGACAGACACGACTCGCCAAGACCTAACGCCTATTCAATGGCTGCAACACGCCCAGGAAGAAGCAATGGATTTGGCGGTTTACTTGGAACGAGTCATTGCTGACCTAAGCAAACTTCAGTCACATACGACTGAAGGGCTTTGAGTCTCAATCCGTTTTCGTCAGCAACTCGCGCCAACGATTGAGCAGCCTCAGAACACTCTCGGATGATTGTGTCTCTGGGGTCTGCATCAACTCTGGGGCAGGTGGCGGAATTTTGACGCTCTGAGTAGGAACGTAATTGGTCGCGCAACCTGTCAAGCTCATTGCGAGTACGGCCAACAACGGCATCAGACACTTTTTTTTGCTTGGCATACTCAACCTCTATCTGTTGTTTTTGCGTGACCAGTAGCTGTTCTGTTTCTCGGGCTTGCTTTTCGGTTTTGCGAACAGCCTCCATCATTTCCGCCCGCACTGTCTGTTTTCCGACAACGTAGGCTTTCCAATGAGTGGCTGTCAAAAAAGCGACAAACAGCAGCCCTATTGCAATTCGGAGATACATTGGGCGTGTTCCTTTTGTCTACGGTTTACCAAGCCCTGAACCTTGTTGCCTTTGACGTAAACCCAGCGAAGCATCTGGTCACAGGCTTCTCGGTATTTACCCTCATTCATAAGTCGTACCGCTGTTGAATTGCAGAATGCCGATGCGCCAATGTTGTAGGTAAAATTCACCCACACATCGTATTCATTTTGACTGAGTGGAACTTTGACGCATTGCCTGATTGCGCCTTCAAACTTGGTGACATCACGCAAAGCCAGTTTGACGCCTTGCACTGGAGTAATTTTGTCACCAGCCTTGACACCATCAGTCGTTCCAAAACCAATGGTGGGTACATCACCTTTTACGGGAATGATTGGAGTGTCTGACCAACCTTCAGCAACGATCAAGCCAACAAATGCCGCTGCGGATAATGCAAGACTGACAACGGCTTTCCGGTCATTCATCCTTGATTTCTTTGTAAATCTGCCACACTTTTTGGCAAATGAGCAAAAGGGTATAGATCAGGGTAGCCCAAAGGACCAGTTCACTGACCTGATACCCAAGCAAGGTTGCAATTGAAACAGTGGCTGGAGGCGCAGCTTTTGCTGTAATAGCTACTGCGGTTTCAGTTGTGTGCTGCGTCGTGCTCATGGGTTTCTACATGGTCAAAGGTCTTGGGAAATTGGCCTGCTGTCATGTAGTGCAGATTCTGTTGAATCCGAGTATCGTTAGGCGCAAATTCTAATGCCTTTTTTGTCAGATTAACAGCCTCGTCTTTCAGCCCAAGATTCCATGCAGCGATACTGGCGTAATCCCACGGCTTTTCGGTCCAGACACTCGGGTCCATTGTGTAAACCAACGCTTTGTCAGTAATCTGTAAGGCAGACTTGGCGGCGGCATATGATTCAGCCCATATTGCCAGTCGATAGCATTGGGCGCTTAATTCCACCCAAGGCTCTCTGGTTCCAGGAGCCTCCGCAACGGCCAAACGGAACCACTTTAAAGCCTCGTGCGGATTGCGTTTTTCTGAGTAAGCCTTGCCCAATAAACGC